AACTCAGGTGCTTTAGCAAGTAAATCCTTTTCAAGTTGCTCTACTGCTGCAACATGATTTGGATTTTTTTCATCATAATATTGAAAAAAATTATGAAGATCAATCTGCATCTTTTTCGTCTCCTAAGTATTCAAGTGAAAAAACATCATGTTCGGGAATATCGGGATCCATCCATTCATTAAACTCTGCCTGAATTGCATGAGCGTCCTCAATACTCTTATTTTCACACAAGGTATGTATGCGGTCAATTGCCCAATCGTGAGAATTTCTAAGAGTCTGTTCCAGTAGCGTCATCATAATAATCTTTTCGAAAATATCTAGAGAGAATATTGCTATTGTAGTACGCTGGAACTCCAGAGTCAAGTGATTCAGTCAGTACATTATTTAGAAAAAGTTGTCTTGTTTCCTCAAAGTTACATTTACCTTTGGTCTTATGAAGACTTATAATGTCTCTACCGAAGAACTCTTTGCCATATTTAATTACATCTTCCTTTAGTTCAGGGCAAGAACCATAATAATTTTTCCAATCAGATTCTGACTTTACTTTTCTCTTCTTTCCTTTTGGGGTTCTGAATTGCCAAAAGTACTTCCTTCCCAAATATTTCCGATTCGTTGTAGAGCAAGAAATGAGATATACAAAACCAAAATAATCTTGAATATGAGAAGACTCAAAAACTTCTCCATTATATTTCCAAGGGTTCTCATAGCTCATATAAAGTAATCTTATGAGCTATTATTTATCTTCAACGGAGACAAACCTAGTCTAGCAATAAAAAAGCACCTCGTCAAGAGGTGCTTTGAGTTATGTTAGAATACTTAAGTTTTATGGTCTTCTTTTATTAATCATTTGTTGATTCTTTTCAGGACCAACACTTAAAAAATCTTTAACTGGTTTAGCAACTACATTTAGACCTTTGGCAATACTACCGACCGCTTTTTTTTCCTGCTCTGGAGTTTGATTGGCAGGTTTTAAAACAGTGTTAATAGCGTTAGCAGCACCAGTTACTATGCCAGAACCTTCAACAATACTTTTAATAGTTTCATCATCCATTTCCATCATCACATAAAGAGCTTCGTCTAAGGTCTCTACATGCCCCGCTGAGGTTAGGTATTCTAGTACTAAGTCGAATGCATCCATCTTTTCCTCCTTTGTAATAAGTGGTCTTGGTGCTGGCATAGGTGCAGATCCACCAGACTGAGCTGCCCTAAGAATTTCTCTCTGAGATTTTGTTCCAACCTTGTCGATCATTGCCTTATTTGCTAAAGCCCAGGTTGTTAAATCTTTTGTTCTATCTCCCGTTTGCATAGATACTGAACGAGTAGGTGTTGGGCGAGCAGCAGATGGTCGAGCAGCTGGTGCTGGAGCAGCTGGACGGGCAGATGGTACTGCTGGAGCAGCTGGACGGGCAGATGGTGCTGCTGGAGCAGCTGGACTGGTAGGTGTGGAAGATTGTGCTCTTGGAGCTTGAGATCCAGAATTAGATCTCCCAGGTGCTGGTTTTGGTTTTAAGGAGGAAATATCTTTTTTGATTTGTTCCGTTCCTCTCATTCTTCCATATCTTTCAATCTCAGTCTTAAGACCCTCAGATCCTAAATCTTTCGAATCAACTGGATACCATTTACCATTTACAATATATCCCGGTTTTCCACCTTTAGGAGCAAAAACTGCCTTTTCGTAAATTATTTCCATTATCTTCTTATTCTAATAGTTCCTTGTGGAGTTAAATCTAAATTGGGTTTTTTATCTGAAGCAGCAGGAACTGCTTCACCTTTAGCAGCTCGAATTGCTCGATCAGCGGCAGTTATAGGTCCACCACCAGTTGGTCGTGTAGCACCTTCATAACCACCTTTAACTGCTCCGGTAACTGTTCCAGTAGCAGTATTAAGAATTCTTTGTGGAACTTCAGGTTTAACTATTGAAGCACCTGTAACAGCAGCTGTCGCTAGCTTTTGCCCTTGCCTTACTTTTGCTCCCAATGCTGTTGTTGGTTTTGTTCCAAATCCTGTTACTTGTTTAACAACAGGTTTAACTATTCCTTTAATTACATTCCAGGCAGCTGCCAATTTTCCTTCTTTAATAGTAGTTTCAGTTATAATTTCACCTTCTAACAACCCTGCTTCAATCAGAGCATTGCAAATTTCAATTGATAAAATGTCACAAAAATCTTCCTCTGTTATAGTTTCTGTAGTTTCTGCAGTTTCTTGTTTCTCTTGATAAATGTTTTCATACAAAGATTCAATTTGCTGTATTTGTTTTAGCGATAAATTATCCATTTTTATTTTTATAAAATTTTTTCTTAAAAATATTTATAATAAAAAGCAACTAAAAAACAAAATGCAAAACAAGTCCAATTACCAGTCCAAGAATAAAATAACGTTCAGTCAGTACTTTTTTGAATAATCTGATAATATCATCACAAATGTAAATAATATCTGAACGAAGTTCACGCATCTCTTTACTCAAAAAAGAATTAGTTTTTTTAACAAAAGTTTTCATAATAAAATAACGTATGGTATCCCGCACTATACTAGCATACTTTCAAAAAAATTTCACCTGTTTAAAGGTCTGATTTGAGCGGGTTTTCCTGAAACGCCAGGTCCTCCAGATGGAACTAACTGATATAATCTTTGTTGTTGCGCTTGTCTTCTTTGCTGAGCAATCTTAACTGCTGCAGGTGCTAAAACTTCTTTTCCTAATGTATATCCAGCAGCTGCTGGTCCTAGTAGACGACCAAGACCAACTCCAGAAGTTGCAACATCAACTACTTTTCTTACAATTGAATTATTTCCACTTGCTTTTTTAATAACCTCTCCAGCAATCTCAGCACCTGCAGATCTACCAATTTTTCCTGGAACTGATTTAACATTAAATTCATTCAATTGATAAGCATTTTCACAAAATTGTTGAAAAGTCTTCATTTATTTCTACATTTTTAGATATTTATAAAAAAAGAGGGTACAAAGACCCTCAAGAAACATCATTATTTTTATCATTTAACCATACTTCAGTATAATCAAAATCACCAAACATAAATTGATCATACTCTGCAGCATCTTTATATGCATTTAAAATTTCTTGCTCACACCATTCATCATAGTTGGAATCCTGAGAAAGTATCTTTGGTAACATTAGATTATATTACAACCTGGTTCTAATATTTTATAAGTGTTTCCATCATAGACAACACCAGAGTAATATTCTGTATTATTAAAGACGGAAAACATATTATATTTTCTTTTATCTTCAAAAGGTGTTATATCTATCAAATTTCCATAAGTATTTTTCCAAATACTATGATATATTGCACACCCATAAGTTTTATCGTCAACATCCGTGATTAGATAATATCCACTTATTTTTTCTCCACCATAAGTATTCACATAATGATTTACATTATTGTGGCAGTTTGCGTCAGCACATAATGGTTTAGATACTACAGGAACTTTTAACAAAGTATTAGAGAACTTACAATACTCCTTAAGTTTTACCACGCACTCATCTTCTGGTAGTGATATTCTAAACTTTCTCAATACTCCATCCATTCTTTCTTGGTCCTTTTCTATCATAAAAAATTGCTGCGTGCATAGTTGCGTATGATATTTTATTTTGGCTACAAAACTTTTTAAGTTCTCCAAACACCTCAGTTTTTTCTCCAGAAGGACTTGTTATAAGATAAGTTACTGATGATGCAGATTTAAAACCTTCAGCAAATCTTTCTTTTGCTTTTTCACTTATTTTTCTTTTTCGTTCTTCACTGCAAGGAACACCATAACTTGGATTATTTTTTCCTGCTACCTTTTCACTTATTTTTTTCTTTGCTTCTTCGGTGTGCTTTCTACCACTAAACCCCCTTGTTCTTTGTCCTCCTGGTTTTCCTTCACCACCAAGATTTTGATTTAATAAAACTCCACCATCACATTTTCTTTTCCAGAGTGCTATATGTTTGATCTCAAGTTCTATTGCTTCCTCTTTTGATAACCCAGATTTTACAATCCACCTTCTTTCTTTTGGTGGAAGTAAGTTCGCTCCGTTACTTCTAAGATGTTTTGCGTGTAATCTTCTTGGTTTTCCATAACCAACATAAAAGGGAGAACAAAAGTCCTCCCTCAAATAATAATAAAGAATATAGGTATTCATTTTAAGACCGAACTCTAATATTATTTATATAATACTATATTTCAGTCTTAAAGTCAATCACAACTGGAATCCTGAGAAAGTATCTTTAGTAACATCCTGCTTGATTCCACCAACAATATATGACTGTACTTGAGTTTGTTGAGGTGCCACTTGGAGACCCTTGGAGGAAATCCAGTGCTCAGTCCATGGAAGAGGATTATTCTTAGCGGGAATATCATAAAGTGGGCGAAGTCCAATTGCCTTCATTCTACGATTCGCAATCCACTCAACATACTGCTGCAACAGCTTGTCATTTAAACCAATCATAGATCCATCTTTGAACAAATACTCTGCCCAAAGTTTTTCTTGATTGACAGCATTCTCAAAAGTATTATAGACCCACTGTTCTTCTTCTTTAGCAATACGTGCCATTTCTGGGTCATCACCATTTTGAGTGATGACAAGGTGCTGATTCTCATCTCTGGCAATTAGTGAGATGATTTTTGCACTTCCTTCCATAAGTTTGAGTTCGCCAAATGCAAAACTGCAAGCGAAACTGACATAAAAGCGAATACCTTCAAGAATATTAACGTTTGCAACTGCTCTAAAGAGTTTGCGTTTGAGTTCATATCTTGCCTCTAATGCGGTTGGAACTTGTTCTTGAGCATACTTCCAGTCATTAGTTATCCCATAATGCTGAGCACTATTAATGAAATCATTGTACGCCTCAGTTACACTGACAGCACGTTCCATGATACGATCCTCCCTGAGAATCGTATCAAAAACTTCAGATGGATCCGAATAAACATTTTTAATGATATAAGTATAAGACCTAGAGTGAATCATTTCCATGAATTCCCAGACCTTCATACATGCTTCTAGTTCAGGAAGAGAGCAGTATGGTGCAAATGCCATACCAGGACCTCTTCCCTGAACCGAATCAAGCATTACCTGATACTTTAGGTTACTAGTAAAAATATGTTTTTGTTCGGGACGTAGAGATTGATAATCTCCACGATCTTTCTGTAAAGAAACCTCTTCAGGTCTCCAAAAATAACCTAATTGTTGTGTCGTGAGTTTATCGAAAATAGGATACTTATAAGAATCATAACGCTGAATACCCAGAGGTTGTCCAAAGAACATTGGAGATTTTTTTGTATCAACTTCTTCAGAGTTAAAAACTGTCATACCTCCGATATGTTGCATATTAACACTGTCCATATTCCTCTTAAAATTGAATTTGTTCATAGGTGTTTAATGTGCAAATTACCGTGTCCTCTTTTCCATCCACTTGGAATCTCTTCTTTTGAAGAAATTCTTTTACCAACAACTCCGTTATTTATCCAGAAAAAGGTGCCTTTATTTTTACATCCTTTTTTATTACCTATTTGTGCTGAAGACATTTTTTTTCTAGTTTCTTCAGTTTTTGGTTTGGACATTTTTCTTTTTGTTTCTTCACTTTTAAGAACACCTTTTCTAGTTTTAGACATTTTTTTCCTAATGTCTTTTGATAATTTTGTTCCCATTTGATATTCTGAAATAAATTTTCTACTTTGCTCAAACAGTTTGGAAGAAAAATTACACCTAGTCCCCATAGCGTTATATGCTCTATGAATGCTTATATTATCTGGATACATTTTAACTAATAATCTATGACATATTAAATGTTCTCTAGCAGTTAATTCTACTAAATTATCATTACAGTTAGACCCACCCATACACTTTGGTGTGATATGGTGGGTTTCTGTGTATATTTCCGTGATTCTTTTTTTCGCTCTACTAATAATTAAATTATATTGGCGAAAATAATCCATAGAAATTTTTGTCTGTATTTCCTATTTTAACATATTTCGTCAAATCTTACAACTTTCACAATCATCTTCATCAGAACTCATAATGTCATTCAAAATTGATTGAAGGTTTTCTTTTGATTCTTCAACCACTTCATCGGTCTTAATGTCATAAGTATTTTGGTAATATGCAGTCTTGTGACCCAACTTAAAGCAAGTAAGCATATCCTGTGCCATTACCGACACAGGTACTTCATTATTGGGATAATTCTCTGGATTATAGGACCAGTTTCCAGAAATCGCTTGATCAAAGAACTTTTGCATAACAGCAACAATATTAATATAACCACTATTGCTAGGCATATCCCAAAGAAGCGTATAATTGTTCTTAAGTGTTTGGTACTGTGGAACAATTTGCTTAAGAGGACCTTTCTTCGACTTCTTAACGGACAAGTACCCACGAGGCGGTTCAATTCCGTTTGTTGCATTTGACACAACGGAACTGCTCTCCGAAGGCATCTGTGCGGACAGAGTGCTGTTCCGTACTCCATATTGCTTGACACGCTCCCGAAGTGATTCCCAATCATAGTTAAGTTTATTAGGTACGATTTCGTCTACATCCTTTTTATACGTATCTATGGGAAGAATACCTTGTCCATATTTTGTTCTATGTGAGTATTCACACGCACCTTTTTCTTTAGCAAGATTAACTGTGGCATCAATCAAATAATATTGAAATGCTTCCGTTAAGTCATGAACAAGTTTCCATGCACCAGGATCACTGTAATTTTCACCGTGCTTGGCAAGATAGTGCGCAAGACCAATATAACCTACCCCAAGAGAACGACGTGCTCTAGTGGCAATTTCTGCTGCTCTAACTGGATATCCTTGAAAATCAATGAGTTCATCAAGACTCCTAACAGCAAGATCACAAAGAACTTCAAGATCTTCATTATCCCTAATTTTTCCAACATTAATAGCACTAAGAATGCAGAGAGCAATTTCCCCATTTGGATCATCAATATGTTGAATAGGTTTTGTTGGGAGAGTGATTTCCTGACAAAGATTGCTCATCTCAACTTTATCCATAAAGGAAGAGTGAGAGTTGCAGTGGTCAATATTCATAATATAAAGACGACCAGTTTCTGCACGTTCCTTTAGGAGGTCCAGAAAGAGATCTTGAGCTCCGATAGTCTTTCTAGAAACAGACTCATCTCGTTCGTAACGTACATATAACTCGTCAAAAGAATCAGTTCCAAAAGCATCATATAAACCAGGAACTGAGTGGGGTGAGAAGAGAGAGATTTCTTCGTTTTTGATGAATCGCTCATAGAACAGTTTAGAGATTTGGATACTGTAGTCTAACTTACGAACACGATTATCCTCAGTTCCCTTATTATTTTTCAATACTAAAATGTCTTCTATTTCTTGGTGCCAGATAGGAAAGTGAACTGTAGCAGAACCACCTCTGATGCCGTTCTGAGTGCAGCATCGGACAGTTGCCTCAAACTTCTTAAGGAAGGGGACAACGCCTGTGTGCTGTACCTCTCCGCCTCTGATTTTAGCGTTGATACCACGGATTCTACCAGCGTTGATGCCGATGCCAGCCCTTTGTGCGACATATTTACCAATAGCCATATCGCTGCTAAAGATACTATCGAGGGTGTCATCAACATCAACGAGAACACAAGATGCATATTGGCGAAGTGGGGTTCGCACTCCTGCCATAATCGGCGTTGGGATGTTGATTTTGTGCTTACTGATTGCGTCATAATACTTCTTAACGTAATCTAAACGTGTTTCTTTTGGATATTTTGAGAAGATAGTAGCGGCAATCAAAAGGTACATAAATTGTGGCGTCTCATAGAGAGCACCAGAACTCCTATCCTAACAACTGCTTGCGGAGAGCGAACAGAAGGAGGCGAGCAGCAACGAACTGATAATTAGGATGATCTAAATCAATTAAGTCAGAAGCAGAACGAATCAAAATTTCTTGAATTTCTGCTGTTGTAATACCATCATAAAATTGAATACCAGACTGCATTTCAACCTGCGATGCAGACACACCAGCAAGATCTTTACATGCCTCTTCCACCATTACATGAAGTTTATTTAAATCAAGGGGTTCAGTTTTACCATCCCTCTTAACGACTTTTGTTCCGTTGCTCATATTTTTTTCCAGTTGTTAAACTTAATTTTTGCTTCTAAACCTGAGTATGTATTTGATTTTAACACATCCATAACATTAAGTCCAGCGAGCACCATATCATTGATATCTTTTTGCTCGATAGTTGTTGGCCAAATAATTACCTTATCTCCCCTGTTAATGGTTTTTGATATTCTGTTGACGATTTCTCGATTACGTGGTTCGTTATCATAAACGTAAATATAATCGCACCAACCAAACGACCCAATATCAACGTCGGACCCACACATAGCAACAGCATTTTGTACAAACGTGGAGTCGAAGGGTCCTTCAACAATGTAAATGGGTTCCGAAGAATCCACTTGATCGAGACCATAAACTTTTGGTGCATCATCAGCAAGCATTACAGTGATATATTTATTTTGCGAATAACCAAGTGCTCTGCCCTGAAATCCAATTAAATTACATGCAGTATCGTATAATGGTATGATAATACGACTCTCATCTCTACTGATAGTGTCGAATGTTTGTTTTTGAGTATTCACCCACTTCTTAAAATTGTCAGTAAAATAAAACTTTTCTGGATTTAGTTTTCTTTTTTCCAAATATTCTTTGGCAATTAGAACTTCTGTTGCTTTAGGTAAATCTAATTTTTTTTTAAAAACCGGTTTTACAAAGTCAAATTTTGGTTCTTCGACTACAAAATTTCTACCAGTATGCCCCTCTTTAAATTTTTCTAAAGTATATTGCTTATGTAGTATTGGATCTAGTTCTTTAAGAAAATTATTAAATGATAAACTAGCACCACAATTATGACACTTAAAGTTTGTATTGTTTTTAACTGGATAGATATATCCTCTTGCCTTACTTTTATTTCTCTGGGAATCTCCACAAATAGGGCAGCGGAAATTGTAGAGATCTGCTTTAACCCTTTTAAATTTTTGTAGGCGTGACGAAACTAACCCAATATACTTGGAATCAATCAAATCCATAATTAAAGTCCGTTCATTTGGTCATTCTACATGAATACGCCCAACATGTCAATAAAATAAATTTATTATCTTTTAGTTTCTATTCTATAATTTGGTTGATTATCTGGTGTCAAAACATCTACAACCATGCCTGACTGAGAAAATACAAAGGAAACTATTACTAAAGCACCCACAACTAACCAACGAAACTTTGTTACTTCATCAACTTTTTTATCCACCGCTTCTATACGCCCATCTATCTTTTCTTCTAGTGCTTCAAATCTTTCTATTACTCTACCATGTTCTTCTGTATTTTTAGATTCCATTGATCTAATTCTATCAAATATTGCTTCATCATTTTTATTACTATTTTCTAATTTTTCTTCATGAACTGCCAACATCTTTGAAATATTTTGACTTGTCTTACCCATTATTTGAATGGCCTCATCTATCTTTTTCATCATAACCTCATAGGAAGTAAGACGTTCTTCAAGAACCGCAATTTTTGTTTCGTTGGATGATTTGCTAAACATTTTTTCTTTGTTGGTAAAATTAATTCCTACGAAACAAAAAAATCAAGTAGTTTTATTATTATTTATTTTTAGTTTTTTTTATGTAATTTAACCAAGGAGTTCTCGATAAAAGTCCCAAGTAAATATTTTTTTTCTTTTTAAAAGAAACAGGAGGATTTCCTGGGTCTGCTTCTGGTGTGCCCGCAATCTTTCCATCACCAACATTATTTGTTGGACCAACAGTCATACCTTCTTCTTTAAGAAGTCTAACTGTTTCAATCAGTTTATCTATTTTATTCATTAGATGGCTTGCAACTGTTCTAAACAATAAACATCTTCTTCAATATTATGAATTTGAGTTTTTGGATAATCCGGAAATCTATTTAAAAAGATCAGAAAACTTTTAATAGCAGACCATAATTCACTATCCAAATTATAAAATAATAATGGAACTGCTGCATCATTAAATACATTAAACAACACTATCAAATGATTTAAGATAAGGTGTGTTTTTAATTCACCAGTATTCTTATATTTTTTCAATAATCTTTTAACATAGCGAATTCTTTTCAAATCAGTTTCAAAATCCTCCATCGTTAATGATTGAGGATTGTCATAGAATTTTATAGCAAACAACAAATAATTATTTTCATTCAATTCATCAAATCTCATATATTAATTATTGTGCGGTATAGTATAAAATGCCTTCAGATCCTGTAGAAATACCAGATCCAGCAACAAGGATTTCGCTCTTAACTCTAAGATTTCCGTGAGTATCAATATAAGTTGTTACTCCTACCCAACCTGCCCCACTAGTTCTATAAACTGTTGAGGTGCTTCCATATGAAGTGGCAGTTGTGCTACTAATTCCATATACTTGCTTATCATAACCTCCAGTGAGTCTCTTAAATGTAAGAGTATCTCCTGTGGAAATTCCAGCAGAAATAGTTGAAGCTAAAGAAACACTTGTAGTGTTAACTACTGAAATACGAATATCATTTCCACCATTCAATAAGGTATCACCAACAATAATATCTTTATTGGTAGTTATAACAGAAACTATATTAGTACCAATCCCAGCATTTGTTGTTGCAGTTCCAGTTACACCGAGATTCTTAAGTGTAGGTGCTGTATCCAATTTATTACTATAGCTATAATCCCCTACAGTATAAAGAGGAAGTTCACTAATATAAAAACTTGTTCCTGAAATAGAAGCGTTACTTAAACCTGAAGTAGATCCAATTGTTAATTGAGTTGTACTTGCAATACCTACAATAACTGCGTCCCCATAGTAAGTTCCCCCATTGCCACGAATACCAAATCGAATTACGTCCCCAGTCACTGCAGCACCAACTTGCCCAAAAGTAGTGCCAGATCCAGTTACAATCCAATTATCTCCAACAAGAGAAAGACTTACGGTTCCTCCAGAACCAACATTATCATTGTTTCCCCAGAGTGCCATTCTTTTTACCTGATAAATTTCTTTTTATATTGATATTTATAAAAAAAAGAGACCTTAGGTTTAGGTCTCTTTTATAAATTTAAATTACAATCAAGGAGTTGGGTCTACTGCACCCTTTTTCTTAAGATGTGTTTGAATCTGAAGAATAACAAAAGAAGCAATTCCATTTGCTTTAACCTTAGGAATTGCACCAAGAAGTTCTGAAATAACTAAAAGAATAGTAGCAACTGCTGCTTCATTCGCAACAATCCAAGCCCAAATAAGTCCTGCAGACATAATTTACCTCGTGTGAAGAGTTCTGTTTTATTTAGGAATTATCCTCTCTTTTTTCTTGCTGCTTCTCTTGCTAGGTTTCTTGCTAATTGCGCTTTAGCTCTCTTAGCAGCTGCTTCTGCTGCTGCATTTTCTTCCCTTTCTTGTTGTGGTGTAGCAGAACCCATATAACGGTTTCTTCCGCTATTTTTATCTGCTCTACCAAGACTCCTAAATTCATCTCTTGCCTCATCAACCAATTTACCTTCCGGTCTATAAGATTGATTCAACAAATCATTAAGTTGCTGATTTCTTGTCTGAATATTTGATTTAATGGTTTCTGGTTTTGCCTTAAGAGTTGGGGGAGATGTAACATCATTTCTATCTTTTTGCATTCCTTGACGAACTCTATCCAATAGATAAGCACCTGTACCTAATGCAGCAGCTCCAGCAACTAGTGGAGCAACTGGAGCAATTTCGTCAATTTTCTCACCTTCAGCCTCATATCCAGCAGTCATTACAATAGGATTTTTCATTCCCATTGATCTCAGTTTATTTTTTACCATAGCAACTTTTGCATAATCTCCACGAGAATCTTTTTCCTTTTCTTCTTTACCAGAATTGCATTCAGATTCTTCTTTATGAACTGGAAGACCCTCATGCTTCGTTTTAGCAAACTTCTTTGCTTCCTTTTTACTCATTCCAGCGGCTACTTTTGCAACCTCAGGAGATGCTGGAGTTTCACCCTTCTTAGCAGCATAAACCATTCCCATGAAACGCTGCTGAGATTTACTTTTTGCTTTTTCTGTTAGAATTTCACCATCAACCTCATAATGGGCAAATTGCATGGAAGATCTTGCACTTTGAGCACTACCAGGAAGTTCTGGGTTAATTTTAACAACATTTTTACCTTTCATTACATCAATAGTTTTTTTATTTTGATCATCAGATTCATCATTTATTTCACCAAGAAATTCTTCTTTCATTCCAGATCTTTTTGCAATCGCAGATCCACGAACATCTCTACGGTTCTTTAAATATTTGTCAGTTTTATCTACTTTACCATCATTATTTACATCAGAGTCTTCTTTTCCAACTGGATCTAATTTATCTCCACGCTTTGCCTTTGCAGTCAATTCTCCCTTATTTTTTTCACCCTCATAAGGTTGACCATATCCAGTCATTTCAACTGATTCAATGTTTGGATTTGCTCGAAGAGCACTAATTTTTTCACGAGTAGCGTATCTTACATAAGAAGTCCCATTTTTATCAGTTACTCTCACTTTATATTTGTGTTCTTCAGCGGTCTCCAACTTTTCCATATAAGTAAGAACCATTGGTTCTTCTTCTTTAACTCCATCAATAAAAACTTTATATAAAGCACTAGCTACATGATCAAAAGCAAAATCTTCAATATTAAAATCTTCTGCTTGAATTCCAGCTTTGCTGAAAAGTTTTTGTTTGACAAGAGTTTTTTCTTGCTGACTCATATTACTATTCTGTAAATATTGGGAGTATGCCTGACGAAGAGGAAGTTCTTCTCTCCTAGCTCTGTAACGAATGTCATATACTGCCTGCCTTACTCTTGCTTCGGGAGACTTACCACCCTTATCGTCTCCCCCCTTATCGTCTTTAGCAGCAGGAGCAGCAGCAGGAGCGTGTTTCCTTTCTGGAAGACCCTCAGAAATATGTTTTTTCATAAGAAAACTCTAATTCTACTTTTTCTTTTTTCTATATTTATTTATGAATTCAATTCCGTATGCTCTTCCACCATACTGAAGATTTTCTTTTCCCTTTCCAATAGCACCTGGAGTCATATTTGCAAAATGCTTAAAAGCTCCTAAAGTCCCAGTAAGAGTATTTGGATGAATTTTATCTCTCATAGAACTATCCATCTTTACTTCGGTATATTCTCTTAAATCTTTAATCCAAGATTTAAACATCTGCCCGGTCTCTGTTACACAAATGAGATAGTTTGTTCCTCTACGAATAATGCGACCAACAATTCCAGTATTAAGATTTTCAACCAATTCACCAATTTTAAAGATTGTCTCTGCTAGATAATTTTCACGAAGATTTTGATAGTCAAACTTTGGAGCAAGTTCCCAAGTATTCCACCCCTCTTTAATGTTCATTGAACCTCTAAGAATATTAAAAAGTTCTTTTGCCTCCGATGGTTTTACTTCTGGAGGAAGTCCAGATCTAAATGTCTTAAAATCTCCTTCTGCTACAGCAAGTCTCATTCTAGAAGCAGACATTCCTTCTACTCCCTTTGCATCTGGATCCCTATCTCCAGCAGAAACTACTTCAATATTGTCAAAATTATAAAGTTGCCCATTATATTGATTAGAAAGTTTTTCAAATTCTTTAACTCTATCTCCACCACCTATAATTCTCACACCAGCATATCCATTATTATGCGCCATTTTTAAAACATCGAAAATAGTTTTAGTATTGGCATCATTTACAATGTTACCTGCATGATTTGGATAAAATTTTTGCATATAAGCAATCTTTGTATCAGGATCAAGAGGATTTTTTTTCTTATCTTGACTACGTGATGGGAAAATTAAATACTGACCATCCTTATCTTGAGATGCAGACTGTGCTGCAATATCCATTAATTGTTGATGACCAATAGTTGGTGGATTAAAACGCCCGAAAGCAACAGTAAGAGTTCCTTTTGTTTTAGGAACTGGAAGATACTGAGCTGGTGGTTGTTCTTGTGCAACTGCTTGTTGCTCTGGCGCAGGGGATTGCTGCTGAGGTTCTACCTGCTGCTGAACTGATGCTGGATCATTGTATTGTGAAGAAGGAATATTTTTTTCTTTTTCAGTTTGTTTTGGATCTTGTGCTCCAACTCTTTGACGCTTATTATAAAATTTTAATGTACCACCTTCTGTTTTAGCAACAAATTCACCTTGACGATCATACCATCCACCATGCCCATCTCCAACAAGACCTAGGCGCTGAGCTTGTTGAGATGCGTTTGCTTCTGTTAAGAACTGGAAAAAACTTTTCATTATCTACTTTAAAGTATGACTCAATACTCTTTAATACTTATATTTATTCTATACAAATCTTGAAATAGTTCTTCCACCAATTGGTTGAATAATTACTCTTGCACCCCCTATCCCATGATCACTTCTATCTCCTTTATAAACACCCAAAAATACTGGTTCATAAGTTCCATTTATTCTATCACCATTATTGAGTTTGTGTCCAGAACAAGTTAATTCATAATATCTACCTCTATTTTGAATATTCAACATTCCTTGCATTGTAACATCAACATTACTTTCCCCCTTCGGTCCACCATATCCACTCCCATACACTGCCATTTTTTTTAAATTTTCATCCTGAATTCTTCTCCCAACTGTTGTAGATCCAGGCATACCATTTGGAAACATTGATTGCAACGTAGATATAAATGCTTGTGTTTCCGGATGATTATAAATTAGTGGTTCTACTCGTTGAGATGTTCCAGACCATTGTTGAAATGCTTTTGGACCATCGCCAGCTTTATGAGAAACATGCCCAACATACCCAGAAATTCCCCTAAAATGAAAATCACATTTTGGTGTACCAGGAGTACTTTCACATAAACCAACCTGATATGTTGTTGCACCAACTTTTAGAGGTATAATCTCAGTACCTAGTTTATCAAATATTCCATTTAATTGCTGATTGATCCTTACAATTTGAGCATCTTCTTGCGCTGTAGTTGCCTGTGTTCTTCCAGAAAATTCAGAATCTTTATAAATTGAGGTAATGTTAATATATTGACCAGCAGTAGTGGGAAGCATTATAGATCTTCCACTCTTGAATCTATCAAAATGACTGATTGAACTTAACTGACTTAAAATAGATTTATCTAGTTTTACTTTAGATCCATTAGATTCTGCTAAAGTAAAATCTACACCTGCCCTAATTCTAGTTAGAAAAATATTAAAATTATTTCTTTTTGCTAATTCATTGGGATTTAATGTAGCCATTTTTTATTTTTATTTAGAAGTGCCCAAGAGAGGACTCGAACCTCCACATCTTACGATATATGCTCCTAAGGCATACGTGGCTACCATTACACCACTTGGGCAGAGTGGAGAATAGCGGACTC